GGGGTGGGGTCGCCGATTGGCCGGCGCAGCGTGAGGCGGGGACTTGTCGCAGCCGCGCTTCAAAATTTTTTGAAATAGGAAATTCGATTGGTTGTTACGCCATCAAAGACGTGCACCCACTGTCGCTGCAGTCTCCCGGTCGCGGAGTTTCACTTCGACTCGGGGGCGCGCACCGACAGAAAGAGTCTTGGCGTCACTAGCGTTTGCCGCTTCTGCAAGTCGCTGGCCCGCCGGCGGTGGAAACGCGAGAACCCCGACCGGGTGAAGGCGTCGAAGCGCGCAAGGCAAAAGCGGCTGGACGCTGCACGTCGCGCCGAACGCGGTCCGTACACACCTCCGGTCGCACTGCCTGTTGTGGACTCCGCCGCGCGGCGGGCCAAGAAGCGCGCCGAGCGCGCAGCCTACAAGGCCGCCAAACTCAATGCCTGCCCGGGCTGGGCCGACCGCCAGGACATGCTTGCCTGGTATCACGTCGCGCAGGTTCTCAGTCGCGGCGGCGTGCAGTTTCACGTTGACCACGTTGTGCCCCTTCGCAGCCAGATCGTGTGCGGCCTGCACGTGCCGGCCAACCTCACGGTGCTTCCCTACCACCTCAACCTCGCCAAAGGAAACCGGCACTGGCCGGACATGCCCTGATGCCCAAGCAGCAACCGATCTATGACGCCAAGGGCGAGCAGGCCCTGATGCTGGAGCTCTGGGACCCGCAGCTGGTCGTCGACCCTTACGAGTTCGTCCGCGTGCTCTACCCCTGGGGCAAGGCCAACACCCCGCTCGAGCACATGAAGGGCCCGCGGGGGTGGCAGAAAGAAACCCTCACCGAGATCACCCGGCACATCAAGGCCAACGAACTGCGCGCTGCCCAGAAAGCCCTGTACGAGATGTGGCGCAGCGCTGATGCATCCGGCCGCGGTATCGGCAAGTCGGCGCTGGTGGCCATGCTCACCGACTGGTTCCGCACCACGCGGCTCGGGTCCACCACGATCATCACGGCCAACACCGAGCAGCAGCTGCGCTCCCGCACCATGGCCGAGATCGGCAAGTGGACCGCGATGGCGATCAACTCCCACTGGTGGGAGGTGGGCGCGATGAGTGTCCGGCCCGCCGACTGGCTGGGCGAAGCTGTGAAGCGCGACCTGAAGATCGACCTGGGCTACTGGTACACGCAGGCCCAGTTGTGGTCCGAAGAGAACCCCGATGCCTTCGCCGGGATCCACAACCACCATGGCGTGCTGCTGATCTTCGACGAAGCATCCGGGATCCCGAAGCCCATCTGGACCGTCAGCGAGGGCTTCTTCACCGAGCCCATCCCCGACCGCTACTGGTTCGTGTTCTCCAACCCGCGGCGCAACTCGGGCGCCTTCTTCGAGTGCTTCAACAAGGACCGCAACTTCTGGCGCACCCGCAACATCGACAGCCGCACCGTGGAGGGCACTGACCGCGGCACCTTCGACAAGATCATCGCGCAGTACGGCGAGGACTCGGACGAGGCCCGGGTGGAGGTCAAGGGAGAGTTCCCCAACAAGGGCGCCAACCAGTTCATCGGCAAGGACGTGGTGGCCGAGGCCCGCACGCGGATGGTGATTCCGGACCCGGGCGCGCCGCTCCTGATGGGGGTGGACGTCGCACGGTTCGGGGAGGACAAGTCGGTCATCGCGTTCCGCAAAGGGCGCGATGCGCGCACGCTCCCGTGGTTCAAGTTCAAGGGCGTGGACACGGTGCAGCTGGCTGGGCGCGCGGCGGACCTGGCGACCAAGTTGAAGCCGGACGGGATCTTCGTGGACGGCAACGGCGTGGGCGGCGGGGTGGTGGACATCTTGAAGTCCTGGGGCTTCCGCGTGATCGAGGTGCAGGCCGGCGGCTCGGCCACCGATGGCGATGCCTACCTGAACAAGCGCGTGGAGATGTGGGCCCGCATGCGCGAGTGGCTGATGACGGGCGCCATCCCTGACGACAGCGAGATCGAGACGGACATGATCAGCCCCGAGTACAGCTACCACCCGGTGACGAACAAGCTGCAGCTGGAGGGCAAGGAGCACATGAAGTCGCGCGGCCTGGCATCGCCCGACGTGGCCGAAGCGCTGGCCATGACGTTCGCCCAGACCGTGGCGCGCGTGGACGTGCGGCATGGCCGCGTGGCCGCCCGGGTGAGGATGGCCAGGGACGTGGACTACGACCCGATCTAGCTCGGCCTTGCGTGTTGTGGAAATCGCAATACAATCGGGCATCACCCACAGCAATGGGATAGGCGCGTCCATGAGCTTCATCGGAAAAGCAGTCGGCAGCGTGGCCAAGGCCATTGGCCTGGTGCCGGACGCCCCGCAGGTGGTCGCGCCCCCGGAAGCTGCAGCCCCCGCGCCGCCCGCGCCGACCGTGGCCAACAGCACCGTCGACCTGGACGCCGCGGCCCAGGAGCAGGCCCGCCGCATGGGCGCCGGCCGCACCAGCACGATGCTCACGGGCGGCGCGGGGCTGGAAGAGGACAAGACCAAGACCAGCAAGGTTCTGCTGGGGCAGTGACCGGAGAACACCCATGGCATCGCTCATCGCATCCGGCACCACTGCCGAGGACTCGTCGGACTTCACCGTGGTGGCGGGCACGCCCGTGACCATCTTCCTGCATGACGCGGCTGGCCCGAACGTGCCCGGCGACTGCACGGCGGCCATCCAGGTCAAGAGCTCCGGTTCGCAGTATTTCACCGTGGGCGTGCTCGATGGCAACAACCCGGCGCGCGTGATCACCGGCCCGGGCACCTACCGCGTCTCGAAGTTCGCCAGCGCAACTGCATTCGGCGTCGACAAGGAATGATCCTTCGCCCCGTCCTGCAGCCGCTCACGGCGCCGCTGTTGGCCGGGCTGCAGCAGGCCGGCGCGTTCTTCTCGCCCACCGTGCTGTTCTCCGCTGGCGAGCAGGGCGGCTGGTGGGACCCGAGCGACTTCTCCACGATGTACCAGGATTCTGCTGGGACCACGCCTGTAACGGCAGTGGGACAACCGGTGGGCCGCATCCTCGACAAGTCGGGCAGAGGCAACCACCGCACCCAAGCCACAGCAGCGAGCAGGCCGACGCTTCGTCAGGACGCCAGCGGGTACTACTACCTTGAATATGACGGGGTAGACGACTCCATGGCAACGGGGAGCGTGGACTTCTCGGGGACGGACAAGATGACCGTCTTCGCTGGCATCAACAAGGCCAGCGATGTCAGCGGATTCGGGATGATCGTTGAGATTGGGGATCGGTCAGCAGGACTGGCCGGCTCGTTCAGTCTGACGGGACCGGAAACCGCTGGTACAGCCACCTTTCTGGCTGTTGCCGAAGGTGCGACGGGATCTGCAAGCGTCATCCCGACTGGCTTTGCCGCCCCCATCTCTCGCGTCATCACGGTGTCAGCGAATCTTGGTGGCGTTTCTGCTGCCGATCAGATCGCATTCAGGGCAAACGGGGTCGCCGCAGGGACGGCTGCTGGGGATTCTGGCGGAGGCAACTTCGGGTCGGCTCGACCGATGTACTTCGGCCGCCGTGGTGGTTCCACTCTCCCCTTCAACGGCAGGGAGTACCAGACCATCATCCGGGGTGCTGCATCGACGGCAGCGCAGATTGCGCAGGCCGAGCGCTTCGTGGGCTCGCGCATGGGGATCTCGCTATGACCTACCGCGGCGCCGTCTGGATGTCCTGCCTTGCTCTGTGCGCGGCCTTCTGGCTCGCCCTGCTGGGAGTCGTCCTGTGAACGTCCACCGCACGATGATCGTTCCAGCCGCGCATGTCGCGCTGGCCCGTTCCCTTGCCGCCGGCCTAGCCGGTCCCGCTGGGCAGGGCATGTGGACGACCGGGCTGTCGGCCACCGGTGCCGCGCCTGCCACGCACTTCATCAGCGCAGGGCAGATCGCCTACGAGTTCGCCTACCTGATGACGAGCGCCGAGGCGCTGTACGGCGCAGCGATGGAGGCCGGGCTCGAGGTGGAGTTCGATGCCATCGAGGCAATGCTGGCCGCCAGCCTGATCCGCGAGGACGCCGACCCGCACGCAGTCATCGACGAGCTCGGCCTGAAGATCGTTTCCGAGGACATCGCGCCATGACCAACGAACCCACCCCCAAGGGCAGCGCCGGCGAGACGATCGCCGGCGAACTGCTGCGCGAGTTCGAGATCCTGGAGGGGCAGCGCGGCGTGTGGGAGGGCCACTGGCAGGAGGTGGCGGACAAGGTGCTGCCGTACTACGCGGACAGCTTCTACTCGCACGGCAACAACACGCCCGGCCAGAAGCGCTCGCAGCGCCAGTACGACGTCACCGCGATGTCGGCCCTGTGGAAGTTCGCGGCCGCGATGGAGTCGATGCTGACGCCGGCCAACAACAAATGGCACCGCGTGCGGCACCCCGACCACCGGATCATGCAGCGGCGCGATGTGCAGCTGTGGTTCGATCAGGTCAACGACGCACTCTTCTACTACCGCTACAGCCCGCACTCGGGCTACCAGGCCAACCAGCACGACGGCTACGTGGGGCTGGGCGCGTTCGGCACGTCCTGTCTCTTCGTCGACGAGTTCAAGGACCCGTCGCAGCCGAAGGTCAAGGGGCTGCGCTACCGCAACGTGCACCTGGGCGAGCTCTTCTTCGCGGCCAACCACCAGGGCCAGGTGGACAAGGTGTACCGCCGCTTCAAGATGACGCTGCGGCAGATCGAGCAGAAGTGGCCCGGCATGCTGCCCGAAGGCAAGCGCGACAAGCTCACGACGCACCCCGAGGAAGAGTGCGTGGTGCTGCACATCGTCAAGCCGCGCGAGAACGCCGACCGCAGCCGGCTGGACAGCAAGGGCTATCCCTTCGCCAGCTTCTACGTCCTGCGCGAGACGCGCACGCTGCTGAACGAAGGCGGCTACCGGTGCTTCCCGTACGCCACGAGCCGGTACATCACCGCCCCGGGCGAGCTCTATGGCCGCAGCCCCGCGATGAACGTGCTGCCGGCCATCAGCGTCCTGAACGAAGAGAAGAAGACCATCATCAAGCAGGGCCACCGCGTGGTGGACCCGGTGCTGCTGGCGCACGACGACGGCATCCTGGATGGCTTCAGCTTGAAGCCCGGCGCGATCAACTACGGCGCGGTGAGCGCCGAGGGCCGCGAGCTCGTCAAGGCCCTGCCCACCGGCAACCTGGCCGTGGGCAAGGAGCTCATGGACGACGAGCGGCTGGCCATCAACGACGCCTTCCTCGTGACCCTGTTCCAGATCCTGGTGGAGACGCCGCAGATGACGGCCACCGAAGTGCTGGAGCGGGCGCGCGAAAAGGGCGCGCTGCTGTCGCCCACGATGGGGCGCTTCCAGTCCGAGTCGATCGGCCCGCAGATCGAGCGCGAGTTCGACCTCCTGGCCTGGCAGGGCCTGATCCCGCCGCCGCCTCCGGCGCTGCGCGAGGCCGGCGCCTTCTACAAGGTCGAGTACGACGCGCCGCTGAACCGCGCGATGCGCGCGGACGAGGCGGCCGGCACGATGCGCTCGATGCAGTGGGCCAGCGAGATCGCCGCCCAGACCCAGGACCCCAGCGTGCTGGACTGGTTCAACGTGGACGCGATCGTGCCGGAACTGCTGGCCATCAACGGCGCGCCGTACCGGTTCGTGCGCGGCGCGGACGAGGTGGCGCAGCGCAGGCAGGGCAGGCAGGCGCAGGCTGCCACCGAGCAGCTGGTGCAGGCGCTGCCGGGCATGGCCGCCATGACCAAGGCGACCACGCCTGAAGGCAGCGCGGGCTTTTCAGGGCAGGGCGCATGATCGCTTGCAGCTGCGCGAGCCCGGCCTGCATGGTGAACGGGTGTCAGATCGCACGAGACTTGCGGCAGCAGTACGCGCCCAACACTGAACCGCTGCGCCCAGCGCAGTGCGTTCCGCTGCAGCCGCTTCGTGAAGAAGACGTCCGCCGCATCGTCCGCGAGGAAATCGAGCGCGCGAACAAGGGCCAGTCCACTTGACCATCTTCGAGACGGCCAGGCAGTACCTGGCCAGCCGGCGCACGGCGTACATCCGCACCTTCCTCGCGCCCGGCGCGACGCTGGTGCTCAAGGACTTGTCCAAGTTCTGCCGCGCCAACGAATCCACCTTCCACACCGACCCGCGCGCCCATGCCGTGGCCGAGGGGCGGCGCGAGGTGTGGCTGCGAATCCAACGCCACCTGCAGCTGACGGACGACCAGCTGTGGGACATCTACGGCGGCAAGTCGCCCAACCCACCCCAGGAGTAATCCATGACGACAGCAGCCCCCGCCGATGGCGGACAAGGCGCCACCACCGGCGCCGCAC